GCAAGCGCGTATGCTTGGCGGCATTAAAGCTCTGCAGCAGTCCAAACTGCTGGTTCACGATTATCCATCCGGAATGGCTGCGCGCGACGTCGCTGCGCTCCTCTGCGTGGCTCTCGAACATGTCTTCATGGGGTATAGCTACGTCATTACCTTCACGAAGGATGTGTGCGTCTTTGGGTACTATGACCCGGATTCGTACGAGTACGACAATTACCAGGTGCCTTACACCGTGGACGATGGCGGTAAGGTTACCTTCACCGGGCCTGCGACGGAAGTCGTCTTGCTCACGAAGATCGTCCAAGTACAGGATACGGCTGTTTCCGGTGGAAACTCCGTCCTGAGTCTCAACAACGAACATGAGGATCCCATGTCCAAAGTCGACCCCAAGCCCGGTGAAGGCGGTACGCCGGAAATCAAGGACAACGCTGCGCCTGTTGCGCCTGTTGCCCCCGCGCCGAAAGCTCTCTCCGCTGCCGAATACATCGATCAGGCGCCGCCGGAAGTCCGGGAAGCCCTGAAAGACGGTATGCGTGCGCTCGAAGCCAAGAAGAATGGGTTCATTACCCAGATCAAGGCGAATACGCGCAACACCTTCACCGACGAGCAACTGAAGGGCATGGACATCTCCATGCTGGAAGGTCTCGCCGGCCTCGCCGTCACGCCGAGCTTCGCCGGTCAGGGTGGAAGCTCTCATGGCGCCGGTGGCGATCTCCGCGCCAACGAGCAGCCCGACGATCAGAAGGCGCCTCCAGCTCCTCTGCTGGTCTTCGAGCGTCCCGGGGACAAGAAGCCGGCCGCTGCGGCTTAAGTAACACGGCCTAGAAACCACCTCACAGTCAGGAGTTCAATATGTCCGGTGGAAAGCACACCGTCATCCTCAAGGGCCGTGGTATCCGCAAGGAAGCCATTGCCGGAGGAGCCATCCAGCCGGGTGACCTTCTCACGGTCAACTCGTCCGGTCAGTTCATCCGTCATGCCACTGCGAAGGGTCCCGCTCGCCGGCTGTTTGCCGTCGAAAACGAACTCTTCGGCAAGGGCATCGACACCAACTATGCCAGCACCGACAATGTGTTGGCGGAAGACTGCTATTCCGGCATGGAAGTGCAGTGCAATATCGCCGCAGGCGCCGCTGCGATCGTGAAGGGCGACCTTCTCGAATCGGCCGGTGACGGTACACTGCGTAAGCGTACTGCCGAGTCGCAGCTGACGACCGGCAACTACACCTACACTTCCGCGGGTGTGGCGATTGCACAAGCCGAAGAAGCCATCGACAATTCCGGTGGTTCGGGCATCGTGCAGCTGATCGTCAGCCTCCTGTAACCACACGCCGTACCGATCACGGCCAACTAGAAGGAACTGCAAAATGGATCGTACGGTTTCGGTGGACATTCTGTCGCCGAATGGCTCCGGAGGCCTTGTTGGCCAGGGGCCTCTAGCACAGCGTCTGCTCGCCAACGGCATGAATATCGCCGCTTTGCGCACCAACGATGTGCTGCGCTATCGCGACTGGATCGCGGTGGATGAACGGGTTGTCACCGTCGCGCGTCAGCGGCTGGTGGGCGTCAACGACCTTTTCGCTGCCGGCCTGTCGTACGGCGTTTCCGATGCTCTGGGCGTTACCCGCCTGGAATGGGAACGCATCTCCGACTTCGGCGATGCCGAGGTGTCGATGTCCGGCCTTTCGCAGGGTCGCAACGACCGAGTTCAGTTCGACATGAACTTCGTGCCGCTGCCGATCGTGCACAAGGACTTCAACATCAACATCCGTGCACTCGCCGCGTCGCGTCGCAACAACCACCCGTTGGATCTGACTCAGGTCGATCTGGCTTCGCGCATCGTCGCGGAGAAGGTGGAATCCATGCTCTTCACCGGCGGACCTGCGTTGGGAACGCTCGCCGGTACGGTGTATGGCTACACCAATGCTCCGGGACGCCTCACTGCCTCTCTGGGTCACGACTGGACTTCCGGCGTGACCACCGGCGAAAACATGCTGGGCGATCTGCTGGGTGTCATCGAAGACCTGCAAGCGGCGCCGAATCGCATGTTTGGACCGTACATGGTGTACGTGCCCGATGCGGCGTTCACCAACATGTCGGCCGACTACAAGGCGAACTCGGATCGCACGATCCTGGAACGCCTCAAGGCCATCCCGGGCATCCGCGACATCAAGCCGTCGACCAACCTGACGGCCGGTATCGTGGTTGTGCAGTTCACCTCGGATATCGTCGACATGGTCGATGGTATCCAGCCGACTGCCGTCCAGTGGGAAAGCCAGGGCGGCATGGTGCAGAACTTCAAGGTGATGTGCATCTTGGTTCCGCGCATGAAAGAGACTTATACGTCTCAGTCGGGTATCGCGTACTACACGTTCTAATCTCCCTTGGTCGGGTAGAACTTGGAAGTATGCGAGGCAGCCAGGTAGGGTTCTTAGATGGTCAGTGCAGCTCAGCTAAGGTTGTTGGTCGAAGTCTCTCACGGTACGAAAGATGCCGACCTCCAGCCTTTCTTGGACGTTGCCGCCCTCATCCGGTCAGAAGATCTGGCGGGAAGTGGGCTCTCGTCTGATCGTCTGAACCAGATTGAACTTTACCTGGCTGCTCATTTTTACACGACGGCAAAGGAACGCGGTGGACTGACCTCGAGCAAAGTGGGTCAAAGCACCGATCAGTTCCGGCAAATCAAAAGTGATCTGCAAGGCTTGAGTTCGACTTCTTTCGGGCAAGCTGTCTTGTCACTCGATACTTCGGGTACACTGGCAGCCTCGATGTCTGCAAAGAAGGCGCGTTTTCAGGTGGTGCGTAGCGTACAGCCTCCGAAGTATGGGAGCTGCTATTGAACCCCTTCAAGGACTGTGTCACTTACTGGGAAGTGGCAGGATCAGATGGGTTCGGGGGGGTCACTTTTAAGGCCCCTGTATTGTTGGATGCACGGTGGGAAGACCGGAACGATCAGTTTGTCGATCAATCCGGCAAGATTGCCGTCAGTAAGGCGGTTATCTTCTTCCCAACAGGAACGGAAGTGGTTTTAGGGGGCTATCTCGCTCAGGGCGATAACAGCGAAGAGTCTTCCCCTGCAGATGTGACGGGTGCGTTTGAAATCAGAGGTCTTGCAAGGACTCCTGATTTGAGACGCGTACGTGACGAGATTAGGGCAATCTTGTGAGTAGCATCGTCAAGTTCCAGCCGCGTATTGGGCGAGCCTTCTACAGGGGGCGGATGGCACTTACATCCGAAGCAGACTTTGGAAACCAGGTCAAAAGCCAGCTCGACGCAATCATGCAGAATTACCAGGACTTCATCGATCACATGCAAGTCCAGTCTGCTGAAGTCCTGTTGTACGCCTTGGAGCCTGTTGGCGAAAAGAGTCAGGAATATGTTCCCTATCGAACCGGCGAACTCCACGACTCCTTTTACCTTGAGGCTTCAACAAGTCGAGGCCGAGCAACAGCAGAGATCGGATATGCTCGTGGAGGAAATCCTCACTACGCTGTTTTTGTACATGAAAACCTGGAGATGCATCATCGCCCTCCCACACAGGCGAAATTCCTACAAAGGGCACTAGAGGAGAGTCAGGAGCTCGTTCAGGCGCGCATTATTGAAGGCATGAAGCTCGCGGCAGGTACATAATGGGTAGCCCGAGCGGTTACATGACGCCACCTGAAGGGATCCAGTCGATCCTAAGCACGGCGGGTCTCGGATATGTGTATCCCGGAACCGACACAGGCAATACAGGATGGCCGATTGTTGTAGGTCCAGTAATCGATAAGCCTGACCGGCTTATCAGCATACGTCGGACGGGAGGTAAAACGCCTAATCCGGCGCACAATATCGACTATCCGAGCGTGCAAGTTCGAGTTCGCGGCAAAGTAGGTGAGTATGTTGCTGCAGATGGTCAGGCAAGGCGAATCAAGGATGCGCTCCTTGGCAAACCGAGCTTCGACCTGGGTGGCGATCGGTGGACAGGCATTTGGATGATTGGCGATATCGTCGATCTAGGCCAGGACGAGAACAATAGGCCGGCGTTCGCAGTGAACTTCAGCCTAATCATTGAACCCAGCAACGCGGGTAACCGCGACACATAAGAGGAGCGTACGTCATGACTGTCGCAGCAAAGCGTATCCGCGTTTCCGATGACTCGGGAAGCAATTGGTACACGATGCCGGGTAACACCGGTCAGCTTCAGAACACCTCTGCAGCCGTGGACGATACCGTCTTCGGTACGCAGTTCAAATCCATGCAGCCGACTTCCATCGACGGCAAGATCACCTGCAATGCCTTCTTCAAAGGCTTCGCGGGTTACGTTGCCACGCTCAAGAAGAGCGGCTCCAGCACTCTCACCTCAGGCGAAGCAACGACTCATGTGTCGGGGCAGATCTATCAGGTGACTAGT